CTTTTGCAAGAGTCTATTAATATAGCTTCTTTAGCTCTGTCAACTACAACATGGGTTGTTTGCTTATTAATGGTTCTTTCTGGCACTTTCCCTAGCCATTGAACCCAAAGGTTACCATTCTCTAAATACACGCTAAAATCGTTTACTATGGTGTCTAAATGACATTCCATAGGCATATTAACTTTAAAGCTATCGTGGATAACTGTATCTTTATAGATTATTGTATCTTTAAGTATTTCTTCCGTAATTGTGTCATTAACACATTCTCCATTAAGGATAACTTGTTTCTTAACTTGCGCATAATATTTAGGGTTTTCAAGCACTCTCTTAACAGGGCTACAACTATATAGCACACTAATAATAGCGCCCAATAAGAATAAATAAATAGCTTTTTTACCCATAAATTATTTTTTACGCTTAAGATTCTTTTTAATCTGGATAGCATAATTAATTATAGCAAGTATTGAAACAACAACACCTAACCCAAAGGTTATGTTTGTTTTGTCAAAGTTAGCAATTATATTAAGAAATAAACTAGCCAATAGCCAGTAATGATTTTCAGATGAGTGAGATGTCATTTCCATTAGAGTAAAATCTTTTTATATTCGTTAAATCTTTCTGTTCTGTCAATTATCCCATGAGTACCACCGTTTACTCTTGATGTAATTTTAATGATAGTTTTATCATCTCTTAAGTTGTCAGTATCTGCTATTTTACTCAAACCATTTTTATTCCAAAACCATATAGCACTTAAACCCGAGTATTTATCATCAGCTACTTGGTCAGGGTTCTCCATAATAGATGGTTCTTTAGCCCAATCGCTAAATGCTTTGTAATTATCTTTACCTGTTAATTGAATATATCCACGGCCTTTAAATTTCCAACCCTCTTTACTTGCTTCATTACCATTACCCATACGATTAGCATAAACCCTAGAAGCAATCTTCTCTGGTTGTCTATGGTATGCTTCAGCAGATGCAGGAGTAAAATATTTAGGAAATACCTTTAAAAGGCTGTCTTTGCTATAGTTTAAGTTTTCTGACTTAAATTTAAATCCACCAGACTCGTGGGCAGCTTGTGCTAAAAAGTGTGCAGCTCTTAACGGAGTATTAATCTCGTGAGCAACCATATCATCTATAAGGGTCTGAGGAACAAGCCCTTTTAATTTATCAAACATATTCAACTAAGTATGATAATATAATACGTTAAAAGCCCCCTATTTAAGGAGGCTTTAACAATTAAGTTATGAGTTACCTAATCGCCCCCTAGAAAGGGGGCTATAGGATTTACACAACACAACAACTACTTCTTAGGAGCTGGTTTTTTTGTACCCGCACCATCTACTAATCTTACTAATTCAGCGTGAATTTCTTTACCTACTTTATTTGTTTTAACAAAGTTTGAATAAGAACTTATAACAGAATCAATATCGGTTGATAATAATTTTGTTATTTCACCTTTTGTATCAGACCATTTTAAACGACTGTCTTCTTCTGATACAAATATTATTTTTTTATCTAAAGCTAATGAGCAATATGATTCTATTTCAAATGAATCATCTTCCATTCTATCTAAGAAATCAAATGGTTCTTCATGAGCAAAATTTTCTATATTAAATCTAATTTCTTCTTCTGACTCTTCAATATCAAATCCTAATATAGATGCATAACGAGGTAAATCGCTAGTTTGAATTGCCATTGCTTTTCTTACTGCTTCTAAACGAGATTTCATTTCGTTACGAGCTTCTTTAGCTTCTGCTTCAAAGTCTACTCTTTCAAGTATAGCATTTACTGTTGTATCTCTATTTGGATTAGCTGCATTAAAAGAAGCCAATTCTAAGTATTGGAATAATTCATCATCTTTAGAATTACCAATAGTTAAAACTAAAAATCCACCGTTTTCTTGAGGTTTAACCCATTCTCTACGGATAGTTCTTGGTTCTGGATTACCAAACATATCTAATCCTCCAACCATACCAACTTCAACCCAATCAGATTTAATAGGGTCAAATGTTCTTGACATTGATGGAATCATTAATACTGCTTTGTAAACTGGAACACCGTCTTCAGAAAAAGGGTCTTCATAAGTTTCTAAAAAACGATAGGTAATTTTTGTTCCTCGTGGAGGAAGCTTTGGGAATAATTCTGGACTTACATCATTGTAAATTCCAAGTTTTCTTAGTGCCATTGTGTATGTGTTTTTGTGTGTGAAGTTTATTATTATTAAAATAAGGGGGTATTGCTACCCCCTAATCTTAATTTATTAACTATGCTATTGCATTACCAATTTGGATTTTAGCGAATTTGCTAGGAGCAAATACCTCTAAGCCCATATTAGAAGTCCAAGTAACATTTAACGCCATTTCTTGGCTAGTTGGAGTAGGAGCTAATCCACCAGTCATGATTTCAGCAGTTTCAGAAGAACCTTGACCAGGAGTTGGTTGAGGTAAGTATCTGTAACGGAAGTAATCAACCATTCCACCACCTACAGTTTTTACTTTACCCATTGGTAAGAAGTAAGCAGATGCTTGAATAGTAGAACCAGTGTAGTTCATAACTTCTTGGTTAGATAATACTTTGAAAGCTTTTAAGCTAAAAGTAAATCCACCATGCATGAATTTCTCAGCTTCTAAATCGATTTGACGACCATTAACATTTAACATTCCAGAATTGATACCAGATTTGTAGTATCCATTAGTTGGGTCTGGAGCGGTAATTGATTGACCTGCACTTGGCAAGTTTTTCAAAAAGTCAGAAATAGTAGCAACAGTTGCATTAGAACCAGCAATCATATATTCATATGGAGCACGGTTAGCAATCAATTGAGCTTCAATGTTAGTTAAATCAGCTAAAGTAAATACGTTAGCAGTTGGAGTAGAACCAGTGATACCGTAGTTGCTGATATAGCTATCCATACCACGAGTAGTTTGGTATGCATAATTTTGAGGATCACTTACTGCTTGTCCAGCAAAGGTAGTAGCAGAAGCTTCACCTAACCACATAGCTAAAGAGATATCACCACGGTGTTTTTGTAAACCTTGAATCATCTCATAAGGTAAGATGTATGGTTTTCCGTTAAACTCTAATTCTACTTTAGACATATTTTGTACGTCAGTAATTTTTAAAGCATTACGGAAGATTTGAGTTTGGTTACCCAATTTACCTACTAACCAACGACGAGGAGAAGGACCATCAGAACCCTCAACTTGAGCATTAGAGAAAGCAGAAGCAATTGTAGTATTTGGAACAGCAAAAGCAGAACCAGTTACAGAGCTAACAGCTAAGTTATAAACAGGACCAGAAGTTATAGATTTACCTGTTACACGAACAACTCCATTTTGAGTTCTTAACAAGTCACCAATTACGATGAAATCATAAGAAGCAGAGTCAGTTACGATAGTACCACTTGTAGCAGATGTATAACCAGTAGTTACTGTAATAGGTTTGTACAATTTATCATTGAAGAAAGAGAAATAAGTAGGCATAGAAGTAGCCTCTTTTTTTCCTGCTAACCACATAAAATCTAACCACTCAGCGTCATCTTGTAAATCTACTAATTGTTTGTAGATATCACGTTGGTCTAAAAGTGATGTAGATTGAATTAAAGAAGCGGTATTAGTACCATTGTCAGTACCACCTGGGCGGTTATGAGATACATACGGTTTGTCCGTAGCACCAGTTGAACCATTAAACTGTTTACCAGTCCATTGGTTACCAGCAGAATTAATTGCCATTTTTTATAGTTTTAAAAAGTTTATAATTTATATTTATCCAAAAACTTTACCATCTATAGATTTAATTACAAACCCATTGCCTTTTGAAGGAGCAACGTATCCATCATCATTTCTAGTGTTCTTTAGTTCGTCAAACAATCTTTTTTCTCCTGCGCTTTTACCTGAATTAATTAAAGCTCTTTCTACTGCTTGTGGGTTATTAGCATAAGCCCAAACCCTTTGCCATTTTGCTACATCGACTTGGCCATCGTCTTTCACAAATTTAGAAAAGAACTTTTGTTGGTCTAAGGTGTCGCCTAAGAAATCAGCAGTTCTGTCAATTTCAAAACGTACTTTGTTCTCTTGGTCTCCAAATTCTACAAGTCTGCTCGTCTCGAATTGCTTGTACTCTTGGGTTTGAGTAAAGTAGTTTTTAAAATCTTCAACTTGCTTTTGTGCTTCCAATTGTTGAAGTTCTATTTGTTTTTTGAATTGCTCAACTTCGTTAGGTCTAGCTGTTGGTTGATAAGCTGCTTGCTGTTCTTTCAATCCCTCTCGGATTTTATCAGCTTCTAGCCTCATCATTAACTTGCCAGCTCTTGAATCTTCGCTATTCAAATCACTGATGTTAAAGTCTTTTTGAAGTTTCATTTGAAATATCAAGTCTCTATCGTCATCGCTAAGATTTTTATATTGACTATCAATTTGCATACGTAAAATATCTGCATCACTAATTGCATCATAATCCGTATGGGTTGTAATTAGGAACTCATCTAATGCATCATTCTTGTAAGCTTCATAAAGCTTTTTAAAGTATGCATCATCTTTAACTCCTAACTTCTCAAATGGGTCGAACTCTTCAGCTTGACTTTGAGTAGCCTCTGCTGTTTCAGCAGTAGCTTGTTGGTTTTCAGGTACAAGTTTTAAAACATCATTGACTGGTGTTTCTTCAGCTTGTTGTTGAGCTTGATATTCTTCTTGTTGTTTATCTTCATATCTATTGCTATAAATATCAGCTTCAGAATTTAAAGATTTAATTTTCCAACTAGAAGTCATATCACTTGACTCTTGTTGTGCCTGTTGTTGTTCTTGTTGTACTTCTTGAGGTGCAGCTTGTTGAGTTTCTTGAACTTGTTGCTGAACTTCTGGAGCACTACTTTGTTGAACTTCTTGGGCTACCTGTTGTTCTTGTACTTGGTTTTCCATATGTTGAATTGTGTGTGTTGATAATATAATACGTTATTCTTGAACTTGTTGCAGATACTGTTCCATCATTCTGCGTCTTGCATCTTGAGGATTTTCCTCTGCCATTTGTTCTTCAGGTTGTTCTTGCATCATTTGTTCTTGCCCACCCATTTGCTGGCCCATCATTTCTTGTTGAGCCATTTGTTGCTCTTCTGGTGTAGGTTCAGATGATAAATCAATCTCCCCTAACTGACTTAAATCTAATTGCTCTCCACCTGCGGTTTCTGGAGCAACCCTAGATTCTAACTCTGCTGGAACATCAATCTCACCCATATCTTCCATTTTGTCTGCTTGCATTAGTTTAGTTTTATTGTCTCTAATGTTTGCAGTATCTCTTTCTTTTGCTTGAACAAATGAAGACTCAACCCTACCAGTTGCAGCAATTCTTTCTCTTTCTAAATCAAACTGACCTCTTAATTCAATAAGTTTAGCTTCAAATTCAGTTTTTGCTTGAAGTATTTGAATATCAATTTGCGCTTGCATTTGAGCAGTTTGTTGTTTAGCTTGCTCAGCAGCCATAGCAGATTGTTGTTGAATTTGTCCATTTTGCTGTTGCATTTGCAAAGCTTCTTGTTGTTTTCTTTCCATATTCTTACGCACTTTATATGCTAAGAATAATTCTGCTTGTTTAATATTAGGTATATTATTCAATCTTACAACATCACTAATATCTAATTGACCTTGCTGTAAAGCAACTTTAATTAAGTCATCTAGTTTAGTTTTTTCTTCAGCTGTTGGCTTATCAATAATGTTAATACCAAATGTATATCTTGTAATGTCTGGAGAAACTCTAAGTAATTCAACTGTCCCTTTCCCTAAAGAGTCAGAGATAGCTAATCCATCAGTAGTTCTTACTATATCTTGAACGCGTATAACAATAGCTTCTGCTAATGATTGAGTTATTTGCTTATCAGAATAAATAATATCACTTAATGCATTATTAGTTCCAGAAGCTGCTAATTGAGCTATTGTAGTCAATAACTTAGGGTTAGGAGTTGAACCATCGGTTAATTCATTTAACCCAAGTGTTTGACGAATCATGTCAAGGTTTTGGTTAATTAAATTCCAATACTCTGCAATAGCTGCACCTGTACCACCTTGTAACTCTTGAATAGCTGGTGGTATTTGTCTACCATCAAAAGATGTAGAACGGCTTACTAATACCCCTCTTTGCAAATACAAATCAATAATATCAGACGGTTTCATTGTTTGACCACCACCAGATAAACTAACTTCTTCTAATGCTGCAAGGTTAATATTAAAACCTTTAGGCACAGATGTATTTAACTCATGTTGTAATCTATAATAAGCTAATTGTATAGCATCTGCGTATGGGATAATAGCTTCCATACGGCTAAATGTTTTCATATCAAAGAAATCACAAGCAGATATATGGTAGCTAGATTTAGCGCGTGCCATATTAATAGGGTCGCGTTTAATATCATATTGTTTACCATAATCAAAACAAATATCAGTACCTACAATCCATTTAACCCTGTAAACACCTTGTACTTGTTTTCTTTTGTATTTTTCTTTTTTATTATTGTAATCATCAAATGCTGCTCTACCAAATATAGTATTTCCTCTTCTGTCAACTCTTTCTTCTCTCACTAATTCATCTGCAGAAATAATCTCTAAATCTAATACTTGAACTTTACCTCTATTCCAAAAATCAGAATAACTACCATAGTAAGCATTACCTACTGGGGTAGATGGTCTCCATTGGTTAGTAGAAGCATATTTGTAAATCATTTGGATATCTTCTTCTGATAGCTCTCCATTTGACATTTGTATTACTTGAGCTACTGGTACTTCTAATATTTCTCCTGCGTATCTTAAATCTCTAAAATCAGCATAAGTACAATAGCTTAATATTAATCTTCTTGGGTCAACTCTTCTAAATCCTACTAAATCACCATCTCTGTAATCTTTATATGCAGATACACCATAATCAAAATAGTCTTGTAAGGTTTGTCTTCTTTGACTTTCGTAATCATTTTGGCTAAATGTTAATTCAATAGCTTGTTCTGCTTCCATAGCAGTTTTATGCCGTAACCCTATTTCAAATATCTTTATTCCATCAAGGTCTTCTGGCTCTCCTTCTCCTGGCTGTATTTGCTGAGGAAGTTCTACGTCTTGACCCATAACTTCTTTTTGCATTTCCCTCATAGAAGCTTTCATCTTCATCATGGTAATTTGCTGTTCCAATTCTGTTTGAGCCAAAGGGTCAATTGGGTTAATTTGAACGTCCCAATTTTGTTTCTCTAATAATCCTAACGCTATCCTTCTGAATTTTGGTATAATAGGTAAAACTGACCAATCTACTACTAATGTATTATTTGTAGGGTCTTGGTCTGGGGTTAATACTCTTTTATATCTATCAATGGTTTGTGAACCACGGGCATATGTTTTAACCCATTCGTATTTATCACGGCTTCTCCAACCAATTGAACCAAATGGAGTATCTCCATAAGCCGAATATGCAGCACGTGCATATTGCAATAAAAAAGGTTTCTCCGTTTTTCTCTTTGGGTCAATATTTTCGTCTGGAAAATTTACACCGACACTTGATACTATTTCTGCCATCTCAGCAATTTAGTTTGTTTTACATTAAATAATACGTTATAAATACTTCCCAAATAGACGATTAGTGCTTTTAGATTTATAAAAACTAAAATAATCTTCTATTTTTTCTTCTGCTATTTTTTTCTTTTGTGGGTTGAATTGTGGATTATACATCATCATTAAAGCATACCCTATAGCCATTGCACAGTCAAACTCAGTAGTATCGTCAGGACTAAACCCTAACCAATCTTCTAATATTTGCTCATACCATATACTATCTATCTTATCATTTATATACTGATCAGTTAATTCTCCAATATATATATTATTTGATAATGTAGCTGCTATACCTGGTTTATCTTTCCCTGGAACTTTAAAACAAAAATCAGTATATCCCCTCTTTTCAAAGTAATGGAGTATTCCTGGTTTATTGTTCTCTATAAGTGCTTGACACCCATAGTAATGAAGAGCCATTAAACAATCCTCATAAAACACTTCTGGGCTAGGACGATTAACATATAACAATACAGGGGCATTATCCATATCTGTTGTATTTAATGGATTGCTTTTTTTCATTATACATAATGCCCCATTTGACATTCTTGATTCATGACCTTTACTTACGTTAACATGGTCATAAGGGTCAATCCCTGCACAATACATATGTTTGTTCTGTGCATATGCTATATCCCCTTTTCTTGATACATTGTTTACTTTATCTGGGAACTCTATAATATGAAACTTACCATTAGGGTTTTCATGGAATGTTACTGTCCCATCTTTTTTCATATCGTCCCATTGCAAGTTTCCAGTTACTACCCTTTTCTTAGCCCACTTTAATATGTCTAATCTATCGTTCAGTAATATAGGGTTAAACACACAAGTAGAAGCATCTGTTTGGAACGCTTCTTTCTCATCTAAAGGTTCTTTCCTTTTAGCAGATGATAAAGCCCTTGGGTCATTCTGTAATGCTTTTCTTTCTTCTAATATATCAGCTCTTGCCAATTCAGCATTAGCATTGCCAAACTTATCTATATGGCGCGTTTCATCAGCAGGCGTAAAAAACTTATACATACCTGACTGGGTTCTTTTGCCCTCTTTAGTATTTTGGTCTGACCCTTTCCACATCTGCAAATATGGTTTGCCGCCAGCTTCCATTTCTTCTACGGTTGTAGTATGGAGACACTTGCCTATAATACGCCCTTCATCGTCCATCAAACAATACTTAACTACATTCCATCTTCTATTAATATCTACAAGAATTGTTTTACCTGCCTCATCGGCTATATAAAATCCTAACTTCTGTCCATCATAGGCGCCTTCTGTAGATGACTTAAAATCAATGCCTGACATCAACTCTTCCCCATCTATATCTACTCTACCGCTTTGAAACTTTAACCCTGTTGCTGGTACTTTACCTGTATTAGGCATATCCGATACGGGTTTAAAAAAAGATGGTAGTTTTCTAAATGGGTTAACAATAGCTTTTCTAAATACTGACTTGGCATCATCATCTGTTTTAGATTGGATACCAGTCCAAAAGTTTTCTGACCGTGTTGTTTGTTCTAATGCAATAGCACCAGCCCTATATGTTTTACCACTACGACGTTTAGTTGTTTCACACAAACCAAACGAATTATCATCTTCTACCGTGTATTGCCAAGCATAAAAGAAATCTCTATCTACCTTTCTATACTTAGGTAACCCAATATCAAGGTGATAACAAGAAAGGTAAAACCAATGAGTTCCTGTTATATAAGTAGGCTTATTATTATTCATAAACCAATGACCACCTATACGCCTAATCCAACAATACTCTTTAAACTCTTTTAAATCAGGGTGGACATATCTTGGGTCTTGTTTTTGTTTTTCAGCTTCTTCTTTTTCCCAAATTGGGAACTTTTCCCAACGCTTATCAATCTCCCAATAACAATTATCATATTTGATAGCTCGTCTTTCAACGCCTACTTCTTCATAATCCCCCTTGTATGGGTTATATACAAAGCCTTCTTTAGGTAAGTTACATACTAACCCTTGAACATTGATTGATTTGCCACCTATTTCTTTTATCATTTTTTCTTCATTTGAGCTGCTATGTACTCAGGTCTAAATCTTCTTGACTCTTCAAACTCATCTATTGCATCTTCATCACCAGAGAACAGCTTGTTATATAATGACTCAATCTTAT